GATGACGATGTCTGGGAAAAGGAAACCGAGCTCTATGAGAAACTGCGGAAAGCTATTAAATACATTACGAAAAAGAATGGAGATTTGATGATCCCTTGGCGAAATGCGCATCCGCAATGCATGAATCTACAACATCCATTAAACGACAAATATTTGGGAATAATGAATCAGGCAATGGGCGGTCCGGGCGAATTTGCCGAAAGCGAAAGCAAGATTATTCGGAAAATATCAAAATGCGTTACGATTGATAAGAAGGATATGTGAAAAAAGAAAGGATATGTAAAAAAGGAAATAATATGTAAAAAAGGAAATAATATGTAAAATTGATTTCAACTTATCTATGTCTTTATAAAGATATAAAGATATCTCCTTATGGAATATTACAATACAACACATCTCCATTCCAATATGTTCTTTACCCAAGATGAAAAGAAAGAATTATTGTCTCGTTTGCCCTCTTTAGAACTTTCCTATGAACCCAAACTACATAAGAAAGTTCATTCCACTGTATACTATATTATACCGAAAGGTCCCAAAGCGGTTGTTTGGTATACGTATTGGAAAGATCAACACGTGTGTTTACTAATCAAATTAAATGAGCGCGGCAATTACAGTGATGTGCAAGTTTTTCCGTCGTCGTTTAGCGATAAATTAGCCTTAGGTACTGTTATTTATGGCACATACTTTTTACACTATAACCAACATTATTTTACCTGCGAACAATTACATGTGTATCAAGGGAATGAAGTTCATAAAAAACCTTATCTGGATAAATTAAATTTATTATTGGCAATGTTTCAGAGTGAAGTTGAACAAGTTGCGTATGTACCTTCTACCCTAGTTATGGGAATGCCGGTCATGACGAGCACCTATGAAGACGCTGAAGCACAGTTAAATGCACTGCCCTATAAAACGTATGGCATTGGTATTCCAAATATACGTCATATAAAGCATCATCATCAACAGCAGATGCCAACTACACCAAAACCACTGACAACCAATCCTACTCAATATAATAAACCGAATCAATATAACACGCAAAATAAACAATTTAAGGTAAAAGCTGAATTAGGCGCGGATAAATATATGCTTTATACGGATGATAATAAGATATTTGAACAAGCACTCGTATCTTCATATAAAAGCAGCGTTTTATTGAATTCGTTATTTAGAAACATTAAAGAAAATACGAATTTAGATTTATTAGAAGAAAGCGATGATGAAGATGAATTTGAAAATACTGAATTAGATCGGTTTGTTGATTTAGAAAAAACAATAGTAATGGAATGCGTTTATTCAAAACGGTTTAAGAAATGGGAACCGGTGAAAGTTGTCTCCAAAATTTAAAAAAATAAAAATAATAAAATATAGATAAAATGTATATACAAGATGTCCAATCTTATTTTAGGTGGTACTAAAAACGGAAACAAAAAAATGAAGGGCGGAAGTTCTGCTGAAGTTGGTGCTGATTTTAGTGGTAAATTAACCGCTGGAAATGGTATGGGAGTGACGGGTGCTGGTGAAATCGCCACTGGCGGGAAACTTGGACCTATCGCTGCCCATGCTGGTGTTACTGGACAAGCAGGTGCTAGTGTTGATGGTATGACAATTCCGCATGAAGGTATGAAGGGTGGACGCCGTCATCGCAAGCGCAAAAGTGTCAAGCGCAAGCGACGCGGTACTACTAAGCGACGCGGTACTACTAAGCGACGCGGTACTACTAAGCGACGCAGCTCCAAGCGCAAATCACGTAAACATTAAATAGTTAAAAAATTAAATACTTAACCAAATAAACAACTTAAATAGTATTTTATATTTTTTGTATAAAGTTATACAAAAGGTGTAACTAACTTATCGGGGAATTAGCTCAGTTGGTAGAGCGCTTGCTTAGCATGCATGAGGTCAGGGGTTCAATTCCCCTATTCTCCATTTATATTTTCTTTTTATATTTGAATATTTAAAACACTGATTTAATTACAAATATTTATATATATAAATATTTGTAATATTATAATGGGAAACAGATTGTTTGATCAGTATACATATCTTCATTTTGCTGTAGGTATAATAGTATATTTCTGGAATATTTCTTTACTGAATTGGGTTATTTTACATACCATTTTTGAATTTTTAGAAAATACCCAAATGGGTATACATTTTATTAATAATTATATAGTATTTTGGCCTGGAGGAAAACCAAAATCAGATTCTATTATAAATATTATTGGAGATACTTGTGGTGCTATAATCGGATGGATATCTGCTTATTGTTTAGATAAAATAGGTAATAAATATGGGTGGTATACTTTACATATTAAATAATAATTCTATTATAAAAAATAATAAGAGCGTTATATATATATAGAAATGCTTGGTGCTATGGGTGGTAAAAAAAACAAACAACGCGGTGGACATAGTCACGGTATGCCGATACTTAGTCCCGCTAATATTGATGGAAAAGCTTTAGATACGAATAAATTTCCATTAGGTGCTGAAAATTATGGGCGCCAACCGAATATGTATTCGTCTAACGTAAACCCTGCCAATCTTGTGCAAGGCGGAGGCGATGGGTTCGGTTATACGACCGGCAGTAATACCAATTTATATGCTGGTAGTTATGCACCTATTGACCGCAACTGCACAGGTTGCGAAGTCGGTGCGCGTGGTGGCAACAACTTTATGAACGGTGGTAGTCGTTCTAAAAGAGGAAAACGCAAGGGCGGCAAAAATTACACACGTAAACAAAGAGGATGTAGTCGTCGTCGCAGTAAAAAAAGCAAGAAAAGCAAGAAAAGCAAGAAAAGCAAGAAAAGCAAGAAAAGCAAGAAAAGCAAGAAAAGCAAAAGATCGCGTAAATAAACTATATCATACCATAACATATCCATTAACTTAACTTAAATAAAACAGCGTCCTTTAAGCATTTGATTTCCGGTTGGACTAACATAATATTCTTTCGTATAATCATCCTCATCCTCATCCTCATTTCTATATTTTTCTTCATCTAATTCCATTTCTTTTTGAGCTTCATCACAAGAGGTATTAATAAACATTGCCGCGGCGGATGCACCTTTAGACAAGAGATTTCCACCTGGTCCCGATAATCCACTTAATTGACTTTTATTTAGAGGGAAATCTTTTTTTGTACCTGCGCCTGCTTTGCTTGTGCTTGCGCCTGCTTTGCTTGTGCTTGTGCTTGCGCCTGCTTTGCTTGTGCTTGTGCCTGCTTTGCTTGTGCCTTTTTTTGTACTAGTGCTTTTTTTTGTGCTTATATGAGCATCACTCCATTTATCTAATGCATACGACGGACTCTTTGTATGCATTATTTGATAATTATTTTCATTATAATATTTCCGTCTTTTTTGCCACTGACTTAAAAACACTTCATGCGAATCAATAATATCCACTACCATCGGCCGCTCATGTTTCACCCGCAAAATTCGTCCGACGGCCTGTACAATATCCGTTTTAGGCGTCGCCAAGACCAATGTCGTCAATGTTTTAATATCCAGTGCTTCCGCTGCCATTGCATACGTCGCCACAATAATTTTACACGTCTCGCTTTTCTTCAGTTCCGCTTCTTTCATTCCACCCACATAATATCCTACCGACCCTTCCGCAATTTTCCTGTGAGCAATCGCATCATGTAAATAAGTCAATAAATTTTTATTATGTGCCAAAATCATTAACTGCTGGTCCGGCGCAATCTTGAATTCTTTTTCAATAACCTGTAAAATAAATTCACTCCGCCCATTAAATGCACATAATTTAGAAATCATTGTGCTATACGCCGGATTACCACGATAATCATAACACATTTGATTAAAATCGGCATCATCTACAACATACTGTATCGCTTTCACCAACACTTCATCCGTTGATTCACGTTCTTCACTATACACAATATCGCCCAAAAACATTTTAAACACTTTCGTCAATCCATCTTTCCGATTCATCGTCGCGCTTAATCCCAACGTATAGGCCGTCATAATGCGTTGAAGCGACCGACAAAACACTTCCGACGAAATATGATGACATTCGTCTACAATGGTTAGTCCAAAACTACTAAACATATCATCCGGGTATTCTTTCATTGAGAGCGATTGTAACATTCCAATCACAATATCCTTTCCTTCAATATCAATAATCTGCCCTTGGATACGCCCCACGCGGGCATTAGGTAGAAATTGCCCGATCCGTTCAATCCATTGATTCAATAAAAACCCTTTATGGACAATCACTAATGTTTTCTTTTTAAGTTCACTAATGATTTTCAAAGCAATCACCGTTTTTCCGCGTCCGCATGGAATCTCTAAGAGGCCTCCACCAACCGACGCAGCGTTTTTCTTATAAATATCCACAATATTGATCTGATAATCGCGCAAATCACCTTCAAATTTGATATTAATATCGTCCCCAGGTGGTATGCGATTCTCGTCTGCTTTGCCGTAATGCTTTAACCCATAATAACGCGGCAAATAATATTTTAAAGGCGATTCGCGGAATACGGGATAAGAGGGTGGCTGAATCGGCGATTTGGGAATATACGGACGTACATTTAAGTCACTCCGAATGGTGCGCTGTTCTTTTCCATCCAAACATTCTTTAAACACAGTGTATCCTTTTTGGCCAAGATAGGTGCTTACTTCGTTTTGTGTAGTTGCCATTTTGATATGAAGAGAGATGTATACTATATACTTATAGTGGTTTCTCTCTTTATGGTTTTCAATCAATTTTATATTTTATGGTATGTCATTTATACTAATTTAAATTTATGCTATAGTATTTTTAATCTATAATTATGTTATATATATATAAATGAAAAGTTTCAAGAAATCATTTGATCATTTTGTTTCTGAAAAACCGTCCCAATTAAGTTTAGGTGTTATTTTCGTCATTTACATTTTATTCAATGTTCAAACCCCTGATTTTTTAGCACAAATGATTGACAATATTTTCGGAAAAGTGTTGGTCGTTGTTATTGCCGCGGTCTTGTTCATGAAAACGAATCCCGTTATTGGTGTTCTCGGTTTTGTGGTTGCTTACCAAATCATCAAAACTTCTAGTATTGCCACTGGAACGTATGGTATGAAACACTATCTGCCTTCTGAAAGCAGCAAAATGAATGAAATGCGCTCGTTTAATGAGGAAACGGTTGTTCCGCCAACAGCGATGAATCAAATGAAGAGTTGCGGATGCAGTGGCGCTTGTTCTTGCTTGACGGTTACCAAAACCAACTTTAATGGCGCTTTAGAAGAAGAAATGGTGGATAAGATGGCGCCACTTGTGATTAAAGGAGGCGATTCTAATTTGGAATACAAACCCGTCATGGGCGATCAACATGGAGCATCTATGTTAGAATAAAAACATCAACCTACAAAAACCACCGTATTCATATAAAATAAATAATTATATGTTTATTTTATATACATTAAATCATGTTTGAAAATGATAAAAAAGGTAAAAAAAATAGTAATATTCACAATCCAAGATGCCGTAAATTAATAAAGAATATTCGCGATGTCAATTATGTATCCGTATTAAATGTTGATAAAATTAATATATTATATGCTATATTGGGTGGTATTTTAGGCGGATTAGGATTTTTATACAATAGTGGTGATGTCGTCTTGGGTAGTATGTTAGTTTCGCCATTATCATCGCCTTTATTGCGTAGTATTAGTGGCATTATCACAAATGAATATAAATATACCATTAATGGTATTCTTAGTATGATTGTTTTATCCACCATTATTGTTCTAATTGGTATTGGAATGGGGTATGGTAATGAGTATTTTGATTTTTTTGATTCGCCTACGGAAGAAATGCGTAGACGGATTACAGTTCAGCATATGGTCGTTGCCTTTATTATTGCTTTGATTTCGGGTATTACTGTAGGAATTTCAACCTATTACAAAGATTATGTCGTGATTGCAGGTATTAGTTTAGTTGTTTCTATTTTACCCCCATTGATTAATGCTGGGTTGTATTATGGCGACTTCTTATACCATCCGGAAAAAGACAAGAACACGCTTTACCGCGACTTTTTAACCAGTTTGTTTTTGGCCTTTGTCAATATGCTTGGTATTATGATAACTGCATATATTACCTTGAAACAAATGTGTTAAGTTTATGTTTCATTTTCATGTTTATATTTTATATATCAGTTCGTATGCTTATATAAAATACATTTATTTATTACGCCTTTATACTTCGGCGACATTTATTTATTTATTTATTTATTTATTTATTTATTACGCCTTTACAAATCGCATTGGTGTTGTATTATCTTTTCCACAATAAATATGTAAATCACCTAATTTCGTTTTTCCGCGATATATATCTTCATTCTGTTGGATTTGTTCAGGCAATGATATTATATTTCCAAGTGCCAAAGCAGCATCATATACATTTTGAATTGCATTTGGGAAACCTTGCGTCATTTCAGGTGTTCCATAATGTTTATCGTATTTTAAAATTTGTAATACTGATTTTAATCCATTTGAGAGATATTGGTCTGTTGTATTCGCTTTTATGCCAATTTTTACTTCATTCAATAAACGCAAATCGTGACTTTTGTTGCGTTTCTGGGAAATAATCCAATAGGAAGAAGACGGAACTGGTGAATTAGCCAGCCAACTAAATCCTTTATTAATCCCACACTCCGGTTTACATTTTGGTTCCTTACATAAATCAGTATATATTTTCTTACTATCTACACCTGTTTCCTCGTCTTTAAAATACGAACGGCCATAATCAATGATTTTCGCAATATACTTGGATTTAAATGAATATTCTTGACCTCCATCCATATGATAATGAAAATGAATATAACTATCTTTTTCAGGTTCATATACATTCACATTCTCATGATGTAAATCGTAATGTGTAAATGAAGATGATATCATAGCGAACGGCATATAAATTTGAAAAAGCACATTTGCTAATTCATATGTTACAAAACGCGGACTTCTAAATCTATCTCTTATTGGAACAATTCCTTTTAGATGCTGTATTAATATAGCCAATAATTTTGATTGTTTACACGCTTTTGCATAGTCCGTTGTTTTTTGTAAAAGGAGTCCTTTCTTTATTGTATCCATGTTTGCTGTTACTTTTGAATCCTTTAAAAATGTCCATACCCCTTTGGTATTTACCTTCATCTTATCATCATAAATATAATAACCGTATGTTTCCACAAAGCAAGGGAAACGTTTATTTAATTTATTGACGTATTGACCGACCATATACTCATACATCAAATTATCCGCGCCTGGTCTTACCGACGATTTCAATACTGCATACGCTTTATATCCACGATGGTCATACTGAATTTCATTTATAAATCCATTTGCCGACGGAGAACCGATACGTTTAATTGGCGCCGTGGCGTATTCAAAATTGGCAAACCCGCCAAAATGTTTTTTAATCTCGTTATTGTAATTACCAAATGCTAAACACACCCCCGAATCTAAACAGACAGCTCTTAAAAACATTGCTTTACGGCGGTGTTTGGTTTTATTCATAAACCGCTGGATAACGCCTTTGGCCGCTTCTCTTTTTTTTTGGATTGCTGCCGCTTTTTCTTCTTCTTCTTTGGCTCTTTGGCGTTGCTCTTTTGCTTCTCTATCTTTTTTGGTTAATTTTAACACACGTTCTTTTACAGGTATTTTACGGGTTTTTTGAACATTATCTTCTCTATTTACTATATTTTTTCTAGTATTTTTTCTCTTACGACAAAATTTACGTGTTTTTCCATTCGTATAAAAACAAGTATCTATTTTTAGACATTCTTCTTGAGGTTTTTTACGACACTCTGAATATATTTTTTTTATTTTAGACATAAATGATGCTATATATATATATATTAACAGTATAAATTTAATATATATATAGCATCATTTTCCTTTTTCAGTTTCCTTTTCCTTTCAAATCACCTTCTACCATATTTACAGCGCCTTCTATATTCCCCTTTGATGCTTCTTTTATTGCTCTACCTGCATCTACTTTTGACGCACTTTTTGCAATGCTATTCAATATTTTGCTTGCTAGCATCCACAAGATAATCATCACTAAAGCTCCAATAACAATTTTCACTATCGTAAAATTCCACATCCGTTTTAATAATTCATTATCCAATATTCCACCCGAATCCAATTTAGCCGGAACTAATATCTCTCCATCATCGCCCGTCGGTTGGCAATCAATGTATATTTCACCAGCCGTCGGAGATATTGGTCCATTCGGGTTGTAAAATAATCTTGATTCTACAGATGTATCAGGTCGTGCCGTTACAAATTCTTGTTTATGTATTACCTTTTTAAGAACATTATAAGCATTTGGCGATATTGTAATCGCATCTTCTTTATCAAATACAATATAATCAATTTCTCCGCTTTCAGAACCTAAATATGTCCCCTTATATGAATAAAACGGTTTATTCGGCACAAATTTATCTAAACTAAAATTGGTTTTATTATATATAGTTGACTGTCCTGAGGATGGAGCGGTACGTGAAACTTCTATTAAAATTTGATCAAAAAATAAGGCACTATCTGCTGTTGTTGTTGACGAAATTTTAATGGGTACACATACAAACAATTGTTTAGTGCCTTTTCTATTCGTATGAACAATCAATAATTCAGCATCTGCATAAATAGGTTCACTCGTACTATCATTTAAATAAGCATGAAATGATTTCCATACTAAATATACTACTGAAACATTATAAAAATCGTCATTATAGATTACGGGTGGACTATTTACTTCATCTACCATAAACATTAACAACCAACCAAAATTGTGTATTCTCAAATTCGTTGGTTCATAATCAAATTTATAGGAACATTTTAGATTACATATTTTATCGGCCTGTGTATTTTTTACAATAATTAATGGCGCTGGCGCTGAAGTTTCTTTCATTCTATAATTCTATATTATAATAGTATTATTTATTCATCTTATTTATTTCTTTATTTCATGTAGTGTATTTAGCATTTATATATTATACGGTATTCGTCATAACTTAAGCATCCGTCATAACTT